AAGTCGACCAGGGCTTGCTCTCGGATTTGGTTAGTGATCACCGAAAGGCTAGCTAACAAAGTCTCGTTTGATTCTTCCGACATTAACCAGGTCTCAATCTTTTTCTGTGTTTTTAGCGGAATCCAGTAAGTATAAATCAGCAAGTAAAGCCCAAAGCTCAAGACCCAAACAAGAGCGAATATTTCGTCTGTCACTCTTCACCAAAAAATAATTTCCTTATTCCAATAGGGATTCCAGCAGGACCAATTGCAGCGAACATCCACCAAGGAACATCCTCAGTTGCTTGTTTTAGCATATTACCAGCTTGATCAACTAAAGGAAGCATTTCATCAGCTGCTACAAAGTAAGCTCCAAGATTTATTCCAGGGGGCAAATTCAAATCTAGAGTCGGGGTTAATTCTGCAGCTGCGATAATATAACTCAGTTTCTTGGCTGTATCATTCACAGTAGTTAGCATATACCAGGCAAAAGCAATTATTACAGGTGTAAATCCAGCAATAACGTTGCTGAGAGCTACAGTATCAATAGATTTCTCTAAACCATTTTTCTTAAAATGTTTCCAGGCTAATGTTATCCCGATCATTACAATATACGGGAGATATTTTTTCACCTGGTTAAATCGTTCCTTAATGGATTCAATATCTGTAGGATCTAATTCGTCAAGTGGTATCCCAGTATCAAAAGGTCCACCTCCACCACCCCATTCTTCTGCAGTAACGACCATTAACCAATTAGCCTAATTCCTTCTAGAATAGCTACTGCAGCCAGGAGAAAACGCATAAGGAGCTGCTCCAGGTTATAATCTTCGTACATTGATCTATCGGTATATTTCACCTATTATTGTTGCACTGGCGAAATTATCTGCTTGTGTTGCATCATTATCTATAATACAAACAACCTCTGTATATGGAGGAATAAGAATTTTAGATACATTAGATAGAGCTGATCTATGCGTCGCTACCCCTGCTACATCTCCTCCACTTCCTAAAATCATTATTGAAACCCCGTTAAATTTAACGTTTAAACTTGTTTGACTAGCGGTTTGAGGAGCATCATCATCTATAGCACTATTAATTTGTACTTCGCCAATGAAATAATAATTACCTGAAGTAAAACTTAATGCTATTTGTTCTGTTGTGCTTGCCGGAAATAATCCACTATAAGCCGCTGCGTGATTTCCATATATATCTAACGCTTCCGCGGTACCTGTAAAGCTGTTGCCAACTCCTACTGGTCCGCCGCCTGTACCACCGCCTATAGCCATGGTAATCCTACGGGGCGTAAGTGATTGATACTGCTACGTCTACTGTTTCTGCTGTGGTGCAACTTACCGAGAAATCTATCTGGTTACCAGCTATGATATCAAAGATACCTGCAGAGTTCTCAACTACAACGGGCATGCCGTTGTTTCCGTCAAGTGGTCCTGCTGCCTGGTTACTCCAGGAAGGTCCGCCAAATATCTGCTGTACTGAAACTCCATCTCCTGCAAACTTGAAAACACTGCAACCATCTGTGGCGCTAGTATGATCAGGTGAGCATGACATGCTGATTCTTACAACTCTTGACATCCCTTCTGGATTAGTTGTGCTTTGCGAACTTCCGAGTAACTGACTGATACTGGTAAATGTTCCAGCTGTCAATGCAGATCCTGCGAGAGTGTAGGTTCGTGTTTGTAGTCCTGCCATTTTTTATCTCCTTTATATTTTGAAGTATAGTTTATTCCCACCAAGTTTTGTGGATGGGAACCATTTTCGTACTAGTCCACCTGCAGTAGCAACAACTATTGCACTGCTTAGGACTTTCTTACCGTCTGCTGATTTGACCAGGTTAACCGCATTACTCGAAAGCTGAGCAAATGCGGATGATATATTACTGTCCATAACATCCTTCAATACACTTGGTGTTTGAGCTGTTATTCCAGTGATCCCTACATCTTGTCCTGCATTGAGGTATTGTGCTACGCTTAGACCTGCAGCCATTCCAGTAACGGAAGGATGCGGTATTGCCATTCTTCTTCGTGCCATATTCTTTCTCCTTGGATTGCCCGTGTATGCTCTTCGAGCGGTTCGACGACGCTGACCTTTCTTGGTTGATCGCTTTCGTTTGCGCGAGGTATCGTAAGACTTTTTGCTGATGAGCTTGCCATCTCTAAAATACATCCGGCGACCATTGGCTCCTTTCCTGGTGTAGAGTCCCACGGGCATATACTCAGATATGAGTAACACTATTAAAGCTGATGGGAAGTTAATTTACACTGCAGCGTAAATCTCTGCAGCTACGTTACTTATTTTTGAGTATAATGGCAATGCATTTATACTAGAACTTACTGTGTTCAAAGATGAGTTTGCCAAAAGAAACTAAGTATAGCCTGGGCACGCCTTCGTTGATGCGTGGCCTTGAGAAAGGACAGGAGTGTGAAGTAAAATTCCTCACTGATCCTAAGCCTGTGGAAACAGAGCACGGTAGTAAGTTTGACATTCAGGTACTCCTACTATCCCACCCTCATCCTGACTACTCTTCTCTTGAGAAGAAAGGAAGGAGACTTACCTGGAGAACTAACTGCCATGTAGTGAGAGTTACCATTGCGGATCTCTTTGCTAATGAAGTTGTGGACTTCCAGAAGGATTGGTATGAACTTACCTGGACAATCTCTTGCAGAGAAGATGGTAACATCTGGGTGGAGGCATAATTGGGCGACGCCATCAGTTGTTTCAAATGTGGTGCTACTAGAGATGTTACCCTTCCTAGTTCTGGAAATAAAAACATAGCTATGTGTGGTGCTTGTTTAACTAGTGGTAAATCCACTTCCTTTGAAGAGATGTTCTATGAAACGTAGATGTAATCTTTGCTTACAGTCTAAGGATCACCTTAAGACAGATAAGTTTAGCAATGAAGTAACAATCTGTTATGAATGCCAGGGAATCCTAACCAAAATAATTAAGCAAAATTGGATTACCATATAGCTTTACAACCAAAATCCGTTAAAGACAAGTGAAGGACTAGAGGATGAGGTGGGGTAGGATAGGGTATAAAAGGCGAGTTTGGGCCGTTAACGGACCGTTAACAGGGCGTTTTGGGGCGTTGCAGGGCCTAGTCAAACCCGAACTTGCCGTGTACCAGTTTCGTAACTTTCTCTTTTGGTTTGTTTTCTGCAGCTTTTTGAATAACTGGGATCAACTTGGACGCTGCAGCTTGAACATACCAGGGTTGATCCTTTAATTCTTCAGTCATACTATGCAACAACGAAAGCTGAGATCCTTCCTCCGTATCGCCCAATTTCTTGGCAGCATTCCCCATAGCACCATTCCAAAAATCTATCGCTGCCTTTCTACCCTGAGGGATCATGAACTCCTCGAAGTCGACCAGGGCTTGCTCTCGGATTTGGTTAGTGATCACCGAAAGGCTAGCTAACAAAGTCTCGTTTGATTCTTCCGACATTAACCAGGTCTCAATCTTTTTCTGTGTTTTTAGCGGAATCCAGTAAGTATAAATCAGCAAG